CCTACAGGAGTGATACTTGACCCATCAAGGGGTGGAGGTGTGTTTTATGATAATTTTGATGCAGTTTATCCACATACAAAAGATTGGTGTGAGATAGGAGAAGGTAGAGACTTCTTTACATATCATAGAAAAGTTGATTGGATTATCACAAATCCACCATGGTCAAAGATGCAGAAGTTTTTGGAACATGGTATGAAGATTGCAGATAACATAGTCTATCTGACCACAATTAATCATTACACCACAAAGAAAAGAATTAGAGATATGAGAGAGTATGGGTTTGGAATGAAAGAGTTTTATTGTGTAGACACACCACCAAAACCTTGGCCACCACTTGGATTTCAACTTGCAGCAGTTCATACACAACGTAATTGGGGTGGTGGTATCACAATGTCATATAGTGATGTGACAATTAAAAATGTGTCACAGGACATAGACACACCACTCACACGTTTGCTATAATAAGTATATCAACAGGAAATCTATGCAACTAAGACCACATCAAGAGCAAGCAGTTAAAGCAATGCTTCGCAATACTAAAGGGCAAGTGATTGTTCCTACAGGTGGTGGTAAGACTATCTGTATGATAGAGGATGCCAAGAATGAGTTAAGCAGAACAAATACACTTCAGACGATTGTGGTTGTTGCTCCTCGTATTCTATTGGCAAGTCAGTTGTCAGCAGAGTTTCTTGAGTTCATTACTGATGTTAGAGTAATGCACGTTCATAGTGGAGAGACTCATCACTTTAGCACAACTAAGGTTGATGCTATCAGAGAGTTCAACTTCCATTGTGCTAATGATGGTGTCAATCAGTTGATCTTCACAACATATCACTCACTACACAGAATTGTTGAGAGTAATATTGTTGTTGATACTATCTACTTTGATGAAGCACACAACTCAGTTCAAAAGAACTTTATTCAATCTGTAGAGCATTTCTCAATGTATGCTGATCGTTCATACTTCTTTACTGCTACACCAAAGCACAGTCTAACACCACTCAAAGCAGGTATGAATGATAGTGACATATTCGGTAATGTGATTTGCAATGTGCCAGCACCTAAGTTGGTCAAGCAGGGATACATACTACCACCAAAGGTTGCAGTTTACAAGACCAGAATACTTGAGAAAGATGAGTTGGTTGCTGATAGAGATTGTGAGCAGATGGTAGATGCCATAGATAATCTTGATAAGGACAAAGTATTGATATGTGCCAAGTCAACAAAACAAATCGTTGCACTTGTATCACAGACTGATTTCGTCAAGCAACTATCAGTTCGTGGTTACTCATGGATGATGATTACATCTAAGACAGGTGCTATGATTGATGGGGAGAAGGTGGACAGAGAGACATTCTTTGATACACTTAATGAGTGGGGTCGCAATGACAAGAAGTTTGTTGTTCTACACCACAGCATACTATCAGAGGGTATCAATGTTAATGGTCTTGAAGCAGTCCTATTCATGAGATCTATGGATTACATAGGTATCAGTCAAACGATTGGTAGAGTCATCCGTAAGGGCAATGCTGACAAGGTATTCGGACTTGTTTGCATCCCTGTCTATTCTAAGGTTGGTATTTCTACTGCTGCAAAGGTCGAAGCAGTTGTGGATACCATATTCAACAAAGGTCAAGCGGCAACAAGTGTGGTAACAAGATGAAAACAGAGACATTACTCAGGATTTATAAGGCAGTTAAGGTTAAACCCAAACCAAAATATAAACCAGTCCGTAAACATTACAATATTCATACCTACGGATGAGAGACACAATTTTATTTGGAGATTGTCGTCAGACACTCAAACAATTTGATGAACAGGCAAGGACTTGTATCACATCCCCACCATACTACGGATTGCGTGACTATGGTGGAGAACAAAACCAAATCGGTCAGGAACAAACACCTGATGATTTCATTGACCAATTAATTACAGTATTCAAGGAGGTTCGCAATGTGCTTACAGATGATGGAACTTGTTGGGTTAATCTTGGGGATAGTTACTATAACTACAGACCTGGAAAAGGACAAGGATTACCAAGACAAAGTGTCTCAACTACTAAACAAGACTTACCAGACGTGTGTCCTCGTAGAGGAAATAAAATTAGAGGACTCAAAGAAAAAGACCTTATTGGAATCCCATGGCAATTCGCTTTCGCAATGAGAGCAGACGGATGGTATCTCAGACAGGACATAATTTGGCACAAACCAAATCCGATGCCAGAGAGTGTGAGAGATAGATGCACCAAAGCACACGAATATATATTTTTGTTTAGTAAGAATAAAAAATACTACTACGATAATGAAGCAATCAAAGAACCAGCAAAAGATTGGGGAACAAGAGACAGAACAAAAGGAAAATACCATAACGAAGGAACAGGACTACAACCACATTCGGGACTTACAAAATCATATCCAACAAAAAATAAACGATCTGTCTGGTCAGTAACCAATAAACCATATCGTGAAGCACATTTTGCAACATACCCACCTGACTTGATTGAACCTTGCATACTTGCAGGGAGTGAGAAGGGAGACATAATACTTGACCCATTCATGGGTAGTGGCACAACTGCTATGGTTGCCAAGTCACTAGGTCGTGATTACATAGGGTGTGAACTACACGAAGACTATGGTAACTTAATTCAAAAGAGAGTGCAAGAATATGAACCAGTTCAAGAAGTGTCACAAGAACCTACCATAAACATTCTAGATATTATATAATAAGAATATACAAAGGAGATAACCCATGAAATGTGAAGTCAAACTATTTGTTGCAGGAACAGTATTTACTGAGCAAGTAAATGCTCGTAACTATGATGAAGCAAGACAGGTTGCAGTTGCAAGAAATCCAAATGCAAGAGTAATTAGTGTCAATGCGAAGTTCTAACTACCAGAAGTTTTATCCTACCACATTCCCATCCTTACTAGACCCTAAAGTTGGGCAACCAACTGGTTATATAACAAAAGATGGAATGTGGGCAGCAGTGCCATCTGACGGTAGAAAATTTGCTATAGTTCACAATGGTATCATAGAACACTTCTCAAAGAATTTTGAATGTGCTATGATATACATAAAAAAAGGTATTCAAAAGGAGAAGAAAGATGCACGATCAAAACTCAATCGACAAAAATGAGACACCCTCTATGAAATATGATAGAGCATTATCTCTTTTTACTGAGTCAGTAATGAAACCAGACCACGATTTGCGTGGATGCGCCCATAATCAAGGATGTTATGATGAGTTACTAGAGATTCGAGAACATGTTTTAAAATATTTAAAGACTTTAAAAGAAGTTACACATCATACAAATGCAGACGAGAGTGATGATTTAGAGACTGCAAAGTTAATTAAAGAAAAACCATACTATCCTAATGACCAAAAACCATATTATGCTAAGTGGTAATGAGTCTTAAAATAAATCAAAATGACAATGGTTCGTTTACTGTTGAGTGGGATAAAAAAGATCCCGATTGGATGTTTCTTAACCAGTTGACATCCGAAGAGATACAAGATATGATACAGGAGATAATCAAACTTGACAAAAATGGATGACAAAAACTATTGTTTAGAACAACTTGAAGTGTGGATTGAAGCATCACTTGATAGTGAAGCATCCCCAGAAGAAATTTACAACTGTATTCGGTCAACGATTGTCAGTAAAATAGCACATCACTCAATATATCTTAAACACTCAAAAGAATTGCTATCTTTATTAAGTGGCAAGATACCACTACAGACAAAAACACTCTTAAATAAATAGTTACATAATAGGAGATCACTATGAAAAGTATAGAAGACCACATCCAAAAGGACAAGGAAATTCTTGCAGATCCTAACACTTCTGAACCGATTAAAAGACATACGACTGAAGAATTGCATGAGTTACAGGAGTATGTTGGGCATCACAAGAAGGAGATCGAAGCAGGGGATCATCACGACCCAAATGCCTTAGAACTATTTTGTGATATGCACCCAGACGAACCAGAATGTCTGGTATATGACGATTAACAAACTGTCACACCCTCTTGCACAGAGGGTTTTTTATTGCTATAATGAATACAGGGAAACAAAACAGGCATCCAACAGAAGAAACCGTTAAGGTCGGTCTATTGTAATGGTGTAAGTCCTAGTTTTTGTTTCTCGCACCCAATTATTCCCTTATTCCAATGTGAAGAGAAGGACTACCCACAGGACAAATGCAAGAAGAGACACAGGAACTTCTTGATGAGTATAATGAACTCTACAACTGGTCTTACAACGATATGGTTGACTTCATTAAGAATTATGGAGAAGATGACTTCAGATTCCACTATGAAAAATATCAGAGACTTGTTGATGACTATGGACAGGAAGTAGTCAATGAGTTTATGGAAGACCACGATCTTGAGTATTTCGAGGATATGTATCAAGGTCAATATGAGAGTGGTGCAGAATTTGCAGAGCAAATATGCAAAGATTGTGGATACAT